GCGGATATCGAGCGGGATGCCGAACACTTGGGCCGTAAATTCCCAGCCAAGGCATGGCACCAAGCGATGAAACTCGATTTCCTACCAGACGAGAATGCTCCTGGTTTTGATCCGGCATGGGTCGTGGAGGGTTATCACAAATGGTCAGAAATCCCCGGCCGAGAGGAGCCAGTCTTGATTGGAAGCACGACACAACTGACAGATGCGGGCATGAGGCGATATGTTTTGGCGGTCGAATCCCACATGTCACAGGAATACAAGGTCACATTCACGACAAAACTTGAGCCACCACGAGGTAAAAAGTGACGAGAAGCGAATCTAAGGGAAACCCATGAACACTAAAGATCTAGAGCGTTGGTTCCGTAGCCCCTCCGACTTGGAGGTGTGGGAGGACATTGCCACTTGGTTCCACCAGGAGACGGGACACCTCCGGCCCGGCAAAGATAAGCCCACCGGATTCCATCAGACCGATGAGGGCGAGCCGGATTGCTGCCACGACGCATGGATCTTGTGGGTCGATGCAAAGCGGATAGACGCCCAGCGAAGCCTGCTTGATGATCGGAGGCGACACCTTGAAGCCTTCGACCGGATCCGTATTGAGGACTTGAGCGCCTTCAACTGTAAGCTGATCGCCGCCAAGGCTCAGGGACTCATTCCCTAATCCTGTCCTGGAGAATCCATTCATGACAAGAAACTACCGAATCCTTGGAAATGATCTTGGATGTCTAAAAGAGCTGCTCAAACCAGGACGCCAGGAAGTCGACCACTATCTAAAAATCTACGGATTGACTGAGGTAAAACGCGACAAGGAGGAAGAAGGTGCCGATCTACCAGTATCGATGCCCTGACTGTTGTTCAGAATTCGAACGGATCCAGATTATGGACGCGCCTGAAACCACAGATTGTCTATACTGTGATGGGGAGCTGGCCAAGCGTATCCCGAGCGTCGCAAACTTTGAAATCAGGGGGATTGAATGTCATTAGCCTGCACCCATCCAGTGAAATACCAAAAGGCAGACGGGACGGTGATCTGTCGGGTTTGTGAGGAGGCGCTGCCTCAGTATGCGGAAAAGATTGGGTTTTCGGACACTTGCGCCCAGCTAAATATTGCCTATACTGATGGTCGTGGGGCTCACCGCTAGTCGGGCACAATGGGCTAGACCATTGTGAATCCAAGCCCCACAACTATTCGCCATGACAGACTATCTCACGTATAGCCAAAGCACTGGGGAGATCAAAACCGATGAGGGAGTATCTCTCGGAATCGGTTGGGCTGGACGCGGTGAAGGCAAAAATAACCCGTCATGGCAACAGATTGTGAGGACGGGTCCGCTTCCGCAGGGTTGGTATACTATCGGATCCCCAGAGGATCACCCGAGACTAGGCAAATTTGTCATGAGACTGACGCCGGATTTTGACAATGAGATGTTTGGGCGAAACGACTTTTGGATCCATGGAGCATCAACAAGGCCCAGCCACTATGGCCAGGAGTCCATGGGGTGCATCATCCAATTCCGGCCTTCCCGCGTGAAAATCCATGAGTCGGGCGTGACTCGGCTATGGGTGCTAGCATGACATGGACGCTCTCTGGCCTATTCCAACGGCTAACGAATGCCGAGAACCCAGAAAGCCCGAAGGCCGCAGTATTGATAACGAGCGCTTGGACGTTAGCCGGTGTTGCGGCGGCGCTGGGTGCAGCGTGTGCGATCCGTATAATTATCAAGGGCGATGTGGGTAGCGGTGCCGTATCGGCACTTGTCGCGGCATGCGTCCCACTCGCTGGTCTCGCTGGCTGGCACTCCCAGCAGGACCCTAAAATCGGGCTCGCGGGCTCGGTCTCCCCCGGTGGCGTATCTCCTGGGATTGAATCCGGTGGGTGTGCTCGCGCCGAAAAAGCCGGGGGTGACTCGTGACATTGCGCTACTGGCTACTGGCCTGCCTTACCTCATGCCTAATTGGTGTATGGGCAGGATGGTATTCGGAGCACTCGCGAGGCATGGCCCAAGTGGCACAAGTCCTGGCCGAAAACGAAAAGCTGAAGGGGCAAGAGGATGCGCTCAAGCACGCGGAAGCGACGGCTCGGCAGGATGCGGCGGACGCGGACGCTCGCGGCGTGGACAAGGATAGGTTGGTCAAAGCGATCCAAGCCAAACTGGCGAAGGTCACGGGCAAGCCGCTGGACCCCTTACCCGGTATCAACGGAGTGGACATTCCTGGACCAGATGGCGCTACCGAAGTGGTGGTTTTGCGAGAATTAGTAGCCGCCCAGGACGCAAGGCACGAAACGGATGAAGAGCGGATCAAGGCCCGGGATAGGCAGATCGATGCCCAGGGCAAGGCGCTTATTCTGGCCGATCTGCGGGCGGATATCCTCGAAAGTCAACTCAGGAGCATGACCAAGCCGCGAAGTTGGGCGGCTGGTGTTGCGTATGGATCAGATGGTCAGATGGGCGTTTCGGTGGAGCGCGATCTGGGGCCAGTCAGAATCGGAGCTGATGTAGTTAGGCATCGGTTGCCCGGTAACAACACAACCCTGGAGGCCGTGGGCCGATTGCTCTGGAGATTCTGATGGTAGGGACTGGACCTAAGAAAGTAGTCGCGCCCAAGAACCAAGATTATCATCCACGCCGTCGCCAGGATATCTGGCTGACGCTATTTCTAGCGCTGGCAACGGTCACTATGGCGCTTGCGGCCTATGTGGGGAGGGGCGTCAAGGAGTCTGTGGATAAACTCTCTGAATCGGTCAACCATGGAAGGGAGGTTGATTCAAACCATGAGGGGAGAATCGTTAGCTTAGAGAACCGGGTCGGAACCGTGGAGGGCCAAGTCCACACTCATGTTTCGACGCATAAATGACGAACCCACTCCTCTCGATTTGTATTCCCACGCACAACCGGGTAGACTGGGTTAGAAACTGCTGGAATGTTTGCAGCCAGCAGGTCTATGACTCCGGCCTCCAGGTCGTGGTTGAAATTGTGGTGAGCAATAACGCCAGTGATGATGGCACACGGGAATATCTGGGTAGCTTGTCGGGCATGTCTGGATTAGTTATCCACCATAACGATAAAAACAATTGTACCAGGAATTTCCATACGGTTTGCCAGCATGCGAATGGTATGTATTGTTGGTTAATGGGTGACGATGATCAGCCGAATCCAGGGGCAATCGTCCGAATGCTGGATCAATTGTATGTCCAACCTGATTGGGTTTTTGGTGATCTATCGATCGAACACGCGGACCGCACTCGAACATTTGTGCAAGTTTATAAGGGATCTGGCACATCATGGGAGATTGGGCTTGGATCTCATTTCGCGAATTGGGCCAATAGTCTAACATCCCTTGCTGGAGCTGGCGGGTTGCTGAGCAACCTGATTGGGCGTCGGGAGCTTCTGCTAGACGGGTTTGAAGCTACACAGGACTGGGGTGTGGACACGTTATTCCCCCATGTCGCGGCGTTTCTCCATGCCTCTGCCACTTCCGGGAGGGTTGCTGCGATTCGAGAGCCTATCGTGCTGTTCAGAGATTATAACGACACGGGGGGGCAAACAGATCCATGGACTAGGATCATGATCGACCTGCGGGCCTGGGTAAAATTCGGAGAAATGCAGGTTGTGGGAAGCCCCCGAATGACCGATATTGAGAGGGCCGCATGGTATGGCGTTTTGCGACGTCACCATGGGCTGAAGCCAATGCGGACACTATCAACATTTCGAGACGAGGCGCATCCATGGGAAGAGGCAAGGTCACTGCTGTTAAAAGTGGGATACCGGAAGGAACATGTAGCACTGGCGGGGGCGATGCCTCAGAGGTATCGGATTAAAAAGTAGCGACTCGCTATTCTTGGGAGGACTGTGATGAGCATACACAAAAACCCAGATGGGACATATACTCGAGACGGTCTAGCTGAGATCGCCAAAGCCCATCTGCTGTTTAGAGAGAAGTTGCCCGCTTTAGAGTGGGCTGCGATTGGCGGTCGGAAGTAGCACGAGAATGGAGAGGTGATATATGGCAGGCAAGACCAAGAAGACGCCAGCCAAGCCCCCGCGCAAACAGTCGGGGGCACATCGCAAATGCCCCAAGTCCATCGAGCCGCTCCCAAAGGCCCCTGATGCGGTCACAGGTCAACAGAAGCTATTCTGCGATCTCCTCCTTGCAGACGTTGAGCTAAACGCAACAGCAGCCTATCAGCAGGCGTATCCAGGTGCAAGTTACGCTGGCGCTAGGGCGAGCGCTTCATATCTTCTATCATTGCCTAACATACGAAAATATCTTGATATACGTCAAGAGGATAGGCGCAAGAGATTGGAGATCGATCAGGACTATGTGCTCAACAACCTGCTGGAGGTCAATGAGAGATGCCTCCAACGTGCGCCTGTGATGACTGGCAGCGGGAAAGAGCGAAAACAGCTGGTAACAATCGTTGATGATCCAGAGACCGGAGAGACGATCCTGGCCAATGTCTGGCAGTTTGACGCTGCTGGTGTATGCAAGGCGAATGAGCTAATTGGTAGACATCTCAAGATGTTCACAGATAAAATAGAGCATTCCATTGACCCAACGCTGGAGGATCTCCTGGGGAGTTAACATGCAACTGGGCTTGCCTTAAATGGGCCTCCCAACATCAATCGCCAAGGATCTGATCCCACTCCTGAAGGTGTGGCGAGAGGATCCCATTAGGTTTGTACGAGAAGTGTTTCACGCAGAGCCCGACAAGTGGCAGGCCGAAGCGCTCATGAACTCGATCAACCCGATCCGCAATGGCCGGGGTCATGTGGCAATGAAGAGCTGCGCGGGCCCTGGGAAGACCTGCGAACTGGCTTGGCTGGGATGGCATAGACTCCTGTGCTTCGGAGGTAAGGGGCAGCACCCTAAGGGATTGGCTCTATCAATCTCATGGGACAACCTTAACCGGGGGCTGTGGACGGAGTTGGCGAAGTGGTATGCTGTGTCTCCACTCCTCCAACACCTATTCGACTTCACCAAGGAACAGATCCGGTCCAAGGACCATCCAAGGACCTGGCACCTATCCGCTACGGGCTACGCAAAAAGCGCGGACCAAGAGGCAATAGGGCGGACCCTGTCTGGTCTACACTGCGAATACCCATTCATCTTGATGGATGAGTCTGGTGATATCGCGCCTTCAATTGTTAGGAGTGCTGAACAAGCCCTTACTGGATGCATCTCGGGGCTTCTGGCCACAGCTGGTAACACCACGAGCCAAAACGGGATGTTGTTTCATGTGTGCTCAACCCTCAGGGGAGAGTGGGACGTTACCACCATCACGGGCGATCCAGACCGGGCCGACCGGTCTAGCCGCGTTGATATTGACTGGGCACGAAAACAAATTGAAACCTATGGGCGTGACAACCCATGGGTGATGGCGTTTGTGCTCGGAGAGTTCCCGCCTGGGGGCCTGAACACACTATTGAGTATTGAGGATGTGGAGGCCGCTATGAAACGAGCCCCACGCGAGGATGCCTACTGCTGGGCAGAGAAGCGTCTAGGCGTGGACGTGGCACGGTTCGGAGACGACCGAACAGTGATCTTCCCTCGCCAGGGTATCGCGGCATTCAGCCCGGTGGTGATGCGAGTAGCGGACACCAGCCAGATATCGGCTAGGGTGGCCACAGCCCACAATGTATGGGGCAAGGATAGCCAGGTAGACCAGATCTACATTGACGATACTGGGCATTGGGGGCATGGGGTTATTGACCAGCTCCGCACAGCTCGGTTCCCCGCGTCTGGCGTCCAGTTCCACTCAACCCAATGCGATCCCCAGTATTACAATATGAGGGCTCAGATATGGATGAGGATGGCTGAATGGGTCAAGCAAGGCGGAGCGCTACCCAACATCCCAGAGCTGGTAGGGGAGCTAACCGCACCTACCTACAGCTTTAAGAAGGGCAAATTCCTCCTAGAGGACAAGGACCAGATTAAGACCAGGATAGGCAAAAGCCCCGACTTAGCGGACGCCTTGGCCCTAACCTTCTCCTTCCATGAGAGGCCAAAAATAAATATTTTGCCTGGTCTTGAAAAAAAAGCGAATATGTGCGATCTTGAGTATGACGTTCTTGCCTAGGAGGGCGATCAATGTGTTTTAGCACTCCAGATGCTCCAAAGGCCAGTGCGGCTCCCCCGACGGAGACGAGCGACCCCGCTATCGCTGCGGCTAATCTCAGGGCAAGAAAGAGGCAGCAAGCGATGCTTGGCTACCAGAGCACGGTCATGTCAAGTCCAACCGGCGTGATGGCAGCTCCTAATCTTCAACCCAAAACGCTGATCGGGGTGTGACGTGGTCAGCAACTGTGAGCACAAGAACTACAAGGCCTCCCATATTGGACATGATGAGTGGGAGGGAAAGTGTCTTGACTGTGGACACTTATTCAGCTTCACGGATGACTCTAATGATGGGGATACACGGCCATTTGTTGTAATAGATGGTGTAGTTTATACCGTTGGGGGGACTCTTGTCTGAAACCGATCTCCAGCGTAGGAACAGGAAGGTAGAATCATTCAAACAGGTCCGTAGGCCATTGGAGACGGAATGGAAAGATCTTGCCCGTCAGATCGCGCCTGTCGCTGGTGATTTTCTGCCTTCGTCTGACCCGCTGCGTGATCGCAATAGTTTGCGAGGGAGCATAATCAACCCTGCTGGGGCTATTGCGCTTCGGACCATGGTGTCAGGATTCGAGTCTGGAGCTACCAATAAGGCGATGCCGTGGGTTCAGTTCAAGATGCAGGACCCGGACCTGAACCGATACAAGCCCGTCAAAGAATTCCTTGAGATCGTCAAGAACACAGTCTTGGAAACGTTCATCAAGTCCAACATCTACAAGATATTCCCCAAGGTATACCGCGACCTAGGCTTGTTCGCCACTGGCGGGATGAGCGTGGTAGAGGGGCGGAAGAGCCCATTGCACTGCACTCATTTCCCTGTGGGGTCATTCCTGCTTGGAACGGATGAAGAGGACCGAGTCAACACCGTCATACGCGAATACAAGATGACGGCAGAACAAATGGTCCATGAGTTTGGAGAGAAGAAGGTATCGAGTCGGGTCAAGTCCGCCTACGATCGAGGCAATTATGACCAATGGTTCGATGTGATCTGGATGGTGGAGCCCAATCCGGAAGCGCGGGAGGACTACCTGTTCAGCAAGCACATGCCGTTCAAATCAACCAAGTGGGAGCCATCGGAGTCTGGAGAGCCTCTGTCTTTGAGTGGATTCCCGGAATTCCCGATGATGTTCCCACGCTGGGATGTCGAAGGCGTTTCCCCTTACGGCACGGACTGCCCCGCAATGCTGGCATTCGGATCCACCAAGAGCCTCCAGAGCCGGGAAAGGGAAGGGTTGAACGCGCTACACAAGGCAGTTAATCCCCCAATGGCAGGGCCAACCGGAATGGAGCGTCCATCCCAGATCCCAGGCAGTGTGACGATCGAACCCCAAGGACCTGGGCAAGGGTTCAGACCAGCGGTCCAGATCAATCCTCACTTCGCAGAGATGCGTGGGTCCTGTGACAAGGTTGAGAACACCATCGACAAGATCTTCTACTCTGACCTATTCCTGATGCTTTCCAATTCCCAAGACCAGACGAAGACCGCCTATGAGGTAGCGCGGCTTGAGGATGAGAAGCGGATCCAATTGAGTTCTGTGGTTACACGAATAAATGACGAAATGCTTGATCCTCTGGTCGAACGAACGCTTGGTGTCCTGTTCCGTGCGGGGAAGCTCCCTCCGGCCCCTCCTGAAATGCAGGACCAAATGATGGCGTTCGAATATGTCTCCATCATCTCTCAGGCCATGAAGTCAGTAGGCATCACTGCGATTGAACGTGGTGCCCAGTTCATCGGTGCCAACATGGTGAACTTCCCAGAGATGCGGGACAAGATCAACCCTGACAAGATGGTTGACCAATACTTCGAGCGGATCGGAACTCCCCCGGATATCATCCACGACGACAATGAGACGGCTACCATTCGTCAGGACAGGGCACAACGGGATCAGATGGCACAGGCCGCCGCGAGCATGGGGACCGCTGCCCAGATCGGTAAGACCCTGTCTGAAACCAACGTGACGGATCCCAGCGCTTTGACTCAGATCCAGGCCGCAATGCAGGGAGGCGGGGCGCTACCCGGTGCTTCCGGCGTAATGGCTTCGCCAATGCAAGGAGGCGTCCCCAATGGATGAGGAAGTCTACATCGAACCCGAGAAGCAGCTCGAGAAGATCTCCAAGTCGGAGAAGGCCCTACTCCAGAAGCGGCTTTCGTGGCTGGATAAGGTCTTGGCGATCCCGGGCGGTGATGGCATGCGCTACATCAACTGGATCAGCAATGAGGAGGAACGATGGAATGAAACCCCGATGAACAGCAATTCAAACTGGGCATCGTTCTTCAAGGGCAAGGCCGAACACGCCATCTCGATCATGAAGTTCATTCGAACGCATCGACCTGAGAAGTATCTGGAGATGCAAGCACTATTGCTTTCAGACCAAAAGGAGAAAGAGCATGAGCGACGAAACAACGGTTAATGCGGCAACCCAAACGACCGCCACGACCGAACCAGCAGCTCCGGCTGCAACCGTGGAATCTGTCCTCGCTGTAGCTACCGAGGCAAAGACCACAACCGAAGGCCGGGGAACCACCGAGCAAACCCCTGAACAGAAGGCCGCACTTGACGCCGCCGCAAAGACGGACGCGGACAAGGCCGCTGAAGGAGAGAAGGGGAAAGAAGCGGTTGGGGCTCCTAAGAAGTATGAGTTGAAGGCGCCTGAAGGAATGACGTTGGACGAAGGCCTGATGGCCAAGTTTGAGCCGCTGTTCCGAGAAGCCAACCTAACCAATGAACAGGCACAGAAGTTTGCCGAAGCATATGGGGAAGGCCAAAAGGTTGTCGAAACTCAGATCAATGAAGCTTGGGTCAACCAAAACATCGAATGGATCAAGGAAGTCAAGGCCGATCCGGTGTTTGGTGGGGCCAAGTATGACGCAAAACTTGCTGACGCTCAGTCTGCCGTCGCTTGGTTTGGGTCGAAATTGCCTGGGTATCAGGACTGGGTTAAGAAAGTCGGGAATCATCCCTTCCTCATCAAAGCCCATATGATCCTAGGTGAAGCAATGAAGGAAGACACGATTGCAAAGGCAACACTGACAACGGAGAAGGAGGGGAATTCGTTCTTCCCTGGATCCAAACGAGTTTAAAACCGAATTCCATTTGCCGGATAAATACCGGCCCTGGAGGATAGAATGACTACGCTTAGCGTTGAAAACCCCACGCTTCTCGACTTTGCGCGAGAGCTTGGGCCTGATGGCAAGATCATCACTGACATTGCGGAAGTTCTCACCTTGCAGAATCCAATTCTGCAAGACATGACTGTTACCGAAGGGAACATGACCACTGGTCACAAGTTCCTCATGCGGACTGGCGTGGCTCTTCCCACTTGGATGAAGATTAACGGGTATATCAACCCTACCAAGTCGACGAGCATCCCTGTCCAGCAGTCTTGCGGACACCTCGCCCAGATGTGCGAGATTGATCCAGAGCTTGCAGACCTTGGCGGGAATCGAGCCGCTTTCGTGAAAAACCAAGAAGTCGGCGCGATGCAAGGTATGACTGACGAAATGGCTCAGACCTTGTTCAGCGGGAATGAATCCACTGAGCCTGAAGCTTTTACCGGGTTTGGCCCCTACTACAACTTGAGTACAGGGAATGAGAATTCTGTCAACGTCATCAAGTCGGATGATGCTGCGACTACGAATTCTGATATCTACCTGGCAAAGTGGGGTCCATGGCTCCACGGGTTCTTCCCGAAGGGCACCCGCGCGGGTCTCGAATACCAGGATATGGGTATTCAGCTCGTGACCAATTCTTCTGGTGCAAAGGCCAGGCGGCTTGTGTCTACTTTTGATTGGCGGCTTGGCTTGGCCATCGAAGATTGGCGTTACGCCGCCCGTGCCCACTTCGGCTACACGCTGGCTGATACTTACCTTTCCGCTGGAACGGGTAAGAGCATCATCGAAATGATGATCCAGCTTGAAGAGCGTATGCCTACTGGCCCTGGCCGCCCCGTGTTCTACATGAGCCGTAAGGGCATGGAGTATCTACGGATGCAGATCCTCAAGAAGGTTGGGAACAACCTGACTTATGAAACCGTGGCGGGTAAGCCTGTGACCATGTTCGACGGCATCCCTGTCGTTCGGACCGATGCCATTCTTGATAACCAGTCCGCCTTGACGGCCTAACCCACACCAAGAAAAGGAGAAATAACATGGCTTACCTTGATGAATTTGCTGAGTTCTGCGACGATACCACCATTACGGCGACCGTCACCAATGCTCTTGTTGGAGATGTGGTAGATCTTGGCACTGCGAGTCTGAACCTTGGGACCACTGATATTTGGTTTGTGGCCAAGATTGGGACTGCTGTGACCAGTAACAGCACGGGCACGATCACACTCACACTGTTGTCTGATTCCACTGCGAATCTTGCGACTAGTGCAACTACCCATTTCACGGCTTCGGCGGTGAAGGGGACCTTGGTTGCTGGATATAAGTGGATTGCGGTCAAGCTTCCCGCAGGAACCTATGAACGGTATCTGGGCATCTTCTGCCAGTCCGATTCGGTTCTTTTGGGTGGGACGCTTAATGCGTATCTGACCTTGGTCGAACCCATGTGGCAGGCTTACCCTGACGCGCTGTAAATGATTAACCCGGGGCTGGCTATGTGGCTGGCCCCGGCCCTTTCTTTGGAGAACACATGAAAGAAGTCATTGCAAGTGAACGTGGCATTTGGAAGGATATCCGACGCGCGAAGGACTCAACGTTTTGGGTTGAAGATGACGTGGTGGCGACATGGTTCCATGAACTTGCCCCTGGAACAGTGGTAGAACCAAAGCAATCTGTGCCCGAGCCTGAAATGACATATGGGCAATTAGGGCAGAAGCCGGTGAGTTTGGCCGAAGCCCTTACTAAGAAAGGCCCAGGTCGCCCCAAGAAAGAAGAAGGCCGCAAGATGGATGTAATCACCTAGGGGATCCCGTGAAAATCGTTTGCTGCTGCGCAACCGAAGACCGCCCGGAGTTCATTCCGTGGCTGGTGTGGAATTTCCAAAAGCAGACGCATGCGGATAAAGAGCTCCTGATTATTGACACTGGAGAGACAGCGTGGAGCCGTGTAGGGCTAGAAGGCATCCCGGGTATCAAGGTGATCCACCGCGAACACGGGATGAGGCTACCAACTAAGGCTAACTTGGCCGTAGGGCTTGCCGATGGAGACGCCATCGCGTTTATGGACGATGATGATTGGCAGGCTCCGAACCGGCTGGAGCTGCTGGCGGGGAAGCTTACGCCTGGGGTGGATATGGTCGGGACTCACTGTGGAGCGTGGATAAACCTGCGGAAGCGGGTTATCGTTGAGCATCGATCGCCCATGATGATCTTCAACTCTTGCCTAGTCCGGGCGAATGCCGCGAAGTCGGTTCAGTTTGATGAGTCAATTTTAAAGACATCAGATACCAAGTGGATGCGGGAATTATTGGCCAAATCCAAATCGATGATGATTCCGGATCGGCTTCATGCTTGGGTATGCCACGAGTCAAACATATGCAACCCAGTGGATTCGCGGCGATGGGATAAGGCTCGGGATGTTCAGGATGTTCTTGGGTCAGAGACGACTTACGCCTTGAGATCCATCAGTGAAAGATTGGAGAACCGG